TCTTAATGCTTTGCAAAATACTCTGAAGCCATCTACTTTGCTGTCGTTAAGCTGCCTCATGCTGTCAACATTTAACCCTTTTTCAAGCTCATCAAGTGCCTCAAGTTTAGCCTTTACATCTCTAATTTCTTTCGTAACAGATTCTATCTTCTCAGTATTCACATTATCAGCCTTTAACAGTTCCTTTGCTTCTGCCTCTAATTCTTGCAGCCTATTTAGAAGTTCTCTCTTTTCCCTTGTCATGTTAATCATTCCTCCTTTTTGTTTTGTTTTATTATTTCAAGCAATAAGGCTAATTTAGCCTTTGCTAACTTAGTTCTGTTTTGGTCTTGTTCCCATGGTGGCGTCTTGCCAAATTGCTTATAATGATTACCTAAGTGCTTTCTTACTTTGTCTTTATCCGCCTCAGGAATATCTGCCTGGTCAAGTCTTGCAACTGCATTCGCTACAGCACGCCAGACTACTTTATGCGTATGAGGGTCGTGGTGTGGTAACTTCAAATCGCTAAACCTGTCCGGCGGCATCTTTGGTGTCCAAGCATAGTGTCTCGCAATATTCTTCTTCTCTTCATCGCTTAATTCATCCCAAGTTTTATCTGTAAAATCAGACAGCGTCGGTGCTTCCCAAGGTGTATCCTCTGGAGCAGTCTGAGTCGAAATATCGTCAGGGACAACGCCATTTCTTATCTTCAATAAATTTTGAGGCACATTCTTGTAAAACCTTAAAAACCTTTCGTCAATGCTTGCTGCCACCTGTTTTTCTTGTTCTATCTCGTCAGCAAATCCGTATTCAACAGCTTCCTCCGCCGTCATCCAAGTTTCAGCGTCCATTAACTTTATAATTTTTTCTCTAGAAAGATTTGATTTGCTTTGATAGGCTACAATTAAACTCTCCCTTATTTTGTCTAAATCGTCAGCAACCTTTCTAAAATCATTTGCATTGCCCGCCGCAATAGTCCAGGGATTGTGAATCATCATCATTGCATTTTTGGGCATAACAACTAAATCCCCTGCCATTGCGATTACAGAGGCAATGCTCGCAGCTAAACCATCAACATAGACAATCTTTTGTGCCTTATGCCTTTTCAAGATTGAATATATTGCCTGTCCTGCGAATACATCTCCGCCTTCGCTGTTAATATAAATATTTAACGTCTCAATATCCCCTAAAGCCTCCAAATCTTCTTTAAACTTTTTAGGTGTAATTTCATCCCCCCAAGACATTTCATCTCCAATCGGGCCATAAAGCAAAAGCTCTGCTTCGTTTTCTTTGAGCTTATTAAAAACCCAAAACTTTCTCATGCCCCTTTCACCTCCTTTCAAATCACATGTACTGTTGGCCAGCCATTTCGATTGGCATCATGTTGCCATTTATAAGCAACCTGTCACCTCCCGGCATAGGTTCTCTTTCTTCCATCTCTCGCACTTCGTTTGGCGTAAGGAACCCGCTTTGTATCGCTTTTTGATATGCCTCATATCTTGTTTTCAAATCTGCTCTCAAAATCGCATCTACACTAAACTTGACGTAGTAGCCTTCTTGAATCTCGCTGTCAGTAAACAGCTTATATGTCATCTCCTGTTCGTACATCGTCAGAATCGGTAAGAGCGTATCAACGTAAAATTCTCTCTGCTGCTCATATATATTGGTGTGCGTTGCTCTATCAAGGTCATTTAGCTGATGATTTTTTATCCCAAACGCCGTCGCTATTTGCTTGATTGTTAATTGCGTATTCTCCATAAATTGTGCGTCCGCCATGGTCAAAGCTATGGGCTGAAACTGATAGCCGATAGGTAACAGAGCTATCCTGTTAACGTTTTGCAGACCATTCGCCATCTGTTCGAACTTCTCTCTGAATTTTTGCTCTGCTTCAGGGTTTAAATCACCGATGTAATGCACTATTCCCTTGACAGTCATACCACCCTTGAGTGATTTGTTTAAAAACTCTTCAGCATTACCAGCATTTTCAACCGTTCGCCTGAGGTATTCCAGAGGGCTAATACCAGCTATTCCGTCCAAAGAAAATCCCTTAAAATGCAGGATTTCATCGGGCAAAAGCTTATATTGATTGCCTAAATTATCCGTAAATACATAGAAAATTCGGCTTTGTGTGCTAAAAATGCCCTTATCATCAATCCAAATTTGGACTTTATTCGCATCCAACGGCCACAAAGCAGTTATTCTGCCTGCATTTCGCCCCCTTGCAGGCATTTCAAGCCACACAAATGCGTTGCCATAAGTATTGCGCTGTGCTTCTACACATTTCCAAAAATCAAAAGCTGTCATGTAAGGATTCGGTCTCAATTTCAGCAACGGATAAAGATAATGGTCTACTGCTTTTCGCTTACCGCCCTGGTCTTGGTATATCTTCAAGGGGAACTTTGCAATGCCTTCGCTCAAAATTCTGATACACGCAAAGACGGTTGCTATCTTAAGTGAGTTCTTGCCGACATAATCGCTTGGCGAAATGCCGAGAGCCTGTAAAATTAATTCATCGTCCTCGTTGAGGGTTAACGTTTGATTCTTGGGCCTTCTTATAAAAATCGACTTTATCTTTTCTAGAATTGTCACATGTTTTCACCTGCCTTTCCTTATAAGCCCCATAGCTTCGTTAAAAACTCAATGTCTGCGTATTTATTTATGTCAACTTTATAAGCCTGTCTTTTCATTGCCTGGCTGTACGCATTAATGATTGCAGCTATGGGGTCAATCCTCTCCGAGCTTTTGCTTTTGTCAAGCATAATATTTTCATTCGCATCTGACCTAACAGCAGCATTACCAACAGCCCAAGTGAGTACCGGATTGTTGTTGTGAATTATCTTGCCTTGGTAAACCTTCTCTCTAAAGTCCTTTGTCGCCTCGCCAAGCGTTCTTATCCCCTGCCTTATCTCCACCATCACAAAACCTTCTTTTTCCATGTCTTGAGCAAACTGGCTGGCATTCCAGGGGTCGTAACAAATCATGACGGGTTTAAGGTTATATTTCTCAATAACTTCCTTGATGTACACTTTGACATACTCATAATCTACAACCGCACCGTCTGTTACTGTTATCCAGCCTTGTTTGACCCATAAGTCGTAAGGAACTTTATCTGTTTTTGTTTTTGCTTGTAGCGTTTCTTCTGGTATAAAGCTATGAGAAAATACAATATATGAACCATCAGCATTAGGAAAAACAAAGCCTACACTTGTTAAGTCTATCTTTGCCGACAGGTCAACTCCAATATAGCATTCTCTCCCTTCAAAGCCTTCAAAGTCTTTCAAACTTCTTCCACTTTTTGCCCATTTACTCATATCCATGTAACCACTTTCTTTCATGTCTACCCAAACATCCATGTTCTTCGTTAAGAAGTTTCGCATCTTCTCTGGAACATCCAAAGCAGCTTTAAACTCGCCTCGCAAGAAATTTAAGCCTTCTTCATAACTGCACAAAATTGGATTTGCTTTTACCCAAACCGCCTCGTCCTTAATGTCATCATCCTTGTCTAACTCGTTAATCATCACAAAATACTCATCATTTTCAATCGGGCTGTTAGGATCAATTATTTTTGACGCATATTTATACTCAACCGCATAACACGGATTGTTTAAATCAAACCCTGCTGTTGTAATTACCATAAGCAATGGCTGTGGCCTTGCTGCCATGCCTGAAACAAGCACGTCGTAAATTTCGCTTGTGGGATGTGCATGATACTCGTCAATAATCCCACATTGCACATTTAAGCCATCGCCAGTTTTCCGGTCTTCTTTAGAAAGAGGTACTATTACAGAGCCACTTTTCAGATGTTCTATTTTCCCATAAGCAACTCTATATTTCCCTTTTAAATATTCGCACCGCTCCAACTGTGCTTTTACTTCATTCCATACTATTTTGCTTTGCTCTGTTTTCGTGGCCCCAATATAAACCTCAGCCATCGGCTCACCAAAAGCCATAGCCTCATAGCTTGCCACACACGCAAGGCTCTGAGACTTTGCGTTTTTCCTCGCAACCTGCCAATATGCTTTTTTAAACCTTCTCAATCCCGTATCCTTGTGAACCCAACCATAGATGTTACCAAAGACGAACTTTTGTATTATGTGCGGTTCTATGTGCTGTCCTGCCAAAACCCCTTTGGTATGTTTAAACAACCTCATCCACTCAAGGAATCTTTCTGCCTTTGCCTCATCAAAAATAAAAGGGAACTCTTCAGTTCCCTCTCTTTCTATATCTTTCAAAAACCTCTCACAAGCCCACTTGTGTTTTTGACATGCAACAATTTTGCCACTTATGACGTCTTCGCTATATTGTATCAACTCCTTCTTCAGCATTATTCATCACCAAATTCCTATACATTGCCAAAAAGCCTATCAAACTTTGTCTCTTCCTTCTTCTCTTGCTTAGGTATCGCTATTCTCGCTCTTGCACTCGGAGTAAATCCAAACTCGAACGCAATAGCTTTCATCTGTTCGAACAGCTGTTTCTTCTTGGTAAGCAATGGATGGGGTACTTTGTTCGTCTCTGCTGCCTTATTTGTGTATTCTACCATTAACCCTTCTTGCCGAATTACCTCACAACATTGTATATACTGCGAATAAGCATCGCAGTAAAGGGCCAGCATGTCAACATCAACATTGGTAAGTATTCCCGTTTGCTCCATTTCCTTAGCTATCCGCTTAAATTCCTTTTGCGCTATCTTGTCTAACCATTTGGGCGGTTTAATTTTATCTGTTCCAATGCCAAAAGCTTGCTCGCCTGCCAATCTTTGCTCTATCTCTGCTTTTGTAAGATGTTTTTTCCCCTCTGCCAAGTGCAACATTATCGGTTTTGCCTTCCGCCCCATTGTTAACACCTCTCTTTCGCTCGTGCGGTTTCGAGGCGCACCTTGTTTTGGTACACTCTGCTGTCCCGCCTTTGACAAAAACCTCGTGCGCCTTCGAGCCGCACCCCCTTTTGCGAAATAAAGGGAACTTTGTACGCAGCGAGGCCCCCGCCGCCGGTTCCCCAGAGGCAGGTAAAAATTTTTGCTATCCCCCTACCCCCTACCTTCTCGACTGTGCCACTCATTATGACATTCATGGCACAGACTAACAAG